TATTGATTTAGAAAAGAATAAGTATTATATTTGCGTCCATAGTTAAGCGAGTACACCAAAGTGTAGCAAAGCAATCAATAAGAGAGGATCGCACAAAATGAATAAAAAGAAAAGAGTTCAAGATATGCACCGAGCAGATATTCGTGCTGAATTGATGAAGAAAGGAATAACTTTCTCTCAATTAGGAATTGAAAACGGCTTGTCAAGAACTACCGTTAGAAATGCCTTAGATAAACCTTACCGAAATGGGGAAGAAATCATCGCCAAAGCCTTAGGGAAAACACCTGCTGAAATCTGGCCTAGTCGATACCCTGAAATGGAATAGAAGAGGAAACCATAATGAAAGAATGGTTTAGTGCTAAAGAGTTGGCTGGTGTTGGAGGTTTATCGAAATATCCAACTAATGTAACCAGACATGCTAAAAAAGAAAAATGGGAAACTCGCCCAATGCAAGGTGTTAAAGGTGGTGGTTTTGAATACAACATAAAATCCCTCCCCATTGAAACCCAACAGGCTTTACTCATCAAAACCACCCCAGAGCAAACGGCGGTAGCTTTGCAAAAAATAGAAGAAACTCGACCGCTTGCAAGCAATGAAATCTGGCAATTATGGGACGAAGCAAGTGCAAAAGCCCAAGAGCAAGCCAAAATCAAACTTGGCACGATGTTTGCAGTAGCAAATTTAGTGGAAAGCGGTGTGAACGTGTTAGATGCCTTCCAGCTCGTCTGTGGCAAAGAAAATGCCGAACGGCAGAAAAATAACGAGAAACTTCTCTCGGTTGGTTCTTTAAAAAATTGGTGGTATCGGATCAAAGATGCCTCACGGCAAGATTGGCTGCCCTTAATGCTCAATAATAGCGGCAAGAGTAGCAAAAATGTGGCGGAAATAGATGAAGCTGCTTGGCAGTTCTTCAAAAATTTCTACTACAGTCGTGAAAAACCCTCACTGGCTCACAGCTATGAGGTATTAAAACAAGCCGCACAATACAACGGTTGGCGCATTCCCTCTCGCTCTTCGCTAAAACGCAAAATGGAACGAGATGTACCAAAAACCGAAGAAGTGTTCCGTCGTGAAGGTCAATACGCATTGAGCCGGCTTTATCCCTCACAGGTTCGCACCGTGGCAATGTTACAAGCGATGGAATGGATCAATGGCGACGGTTATCAACACAACGTTTGGGTGCGATTCCCTGATGGCGAAATTAAACGCCCGAAAACATGGCTTTGGCAAGATGTTCGCACTCGTAAAGTGTTGGCTGCTAGAACCGATAAATCGGAAAACACTGACACCATACGCCTCAGCCTGCTTGATGTGATTAGTCGCTACGGTTTGCCGAAACACTTAACCATCGACAATACCCGAGCGGCAGCCAACAAGAAAATGACGGGCGGGGTAAAAAACCGCTACCGCTATCAAGTAAACGAAAACGAAGTGCAAGGCATTATTCCGGCACTCGGTATCGAACTGCACTGGACGTCGATTCAATTCGGTAAAGGGCGCGGGCAAGCCAAACCGATTGAGCGTGCGTTTTCTCACGGCGGTTTAGGAGATTATGTTGATAAGCACCTGTTATTACGCGGGGCTTATGCAGGGGCGAATGCTTATGAAAAGCCTGACTATGACGGCAAAAACGGTGCAGAACAGCCTGTCGATTACGCCACATTCTTAATGGCATTAGAGCAAGGCATTCAGCAATGGAACAACGTGGGCAACCGCCTCACCGAAATTTGTGCAGGCAAAAGCAGTTATGCCGAAGCCTTTGAGCGAGATTGGGCTGTTGCCGAAAAACGCCCCATCAATCAAAGTCAAATGCGGTTATTGCTCACACTTCACGAGGAAGTTCGCCTCAACCAAGACGGCACGCTCTACCTCAACGCAGGCAAAATTGGCAGTAACAAAAACCGTTACGAGTCGCTAGCACTTATCGGTACATCACACAAAAGAGTTGTGGTGCGCTATGACCCAGCAAATCTTCACGACAAAGTGTGGGTTTATGCCCTTACAGGCGAATACTTGGCGGAAGCGGAAATTACCGAGAAAGCAGGCTTTGGCGACCAAATCGCAGGACGCGAACATAACAAAGCAATGCGTAACTGGGTAAAACATACCGAAAAAGCGGCGAAAGAACGCGCCAAAGCGGAAGAAATGGAACTCAGCAATTACGCACCAACGGTGGAATTTGAAGAACGTTTCTTGGAAATGTTACCAGAGCCAGTAAAAGCCACTCAAACGCAAGTAGAAGAGGTGGAATATGAAGAAGTGCTAGATTTCAACGCAGTGCGAAAAGTACCTAAAAAGGTTGAAGTAGAAGCCGAAGAAATCAGCGAATTTGAACAAGCCTTTATGAACGCCGTGGCGATGAAACGCAAGATTTAAACGCCATTTAAACGAATTTAAACATTTAAACGCTAATTTAAACGAGGTTTAAAAATGAACTTAGTCAATCAAATCAAACAACACTTAACAGACAGCCAAATCACTCAAGCCCAGCTTGCCCGCGAAGCAGGCGTAAATGCAGGTGCGTTGTCGGCATACCTTAACGACAACTATAAGGGAAACATTGCAGATGTAGAAGCAAAACTGACCGCTTACCTTGAGAAAAAAGCAGTGCAAGCCCGCGAGTTTGTAGAGGCACCAGCCTTTATTGAAACAGCGACATCTCGTCAAATTTTCAAAACGCTGGAATTTGCTCAAATCGCCAACTGCTTGGCGACCGTTTACGGCATGAGTGGCGTAGGTAAAACCAAAGCGATCCAAGAATTCGCCAAAAGCCACGCTAACGTGTGGCTAGTAACTGCAAGCCCGAGCCGTTCGTCATTAAGCGAAATCCTTTACGAAATCGCCCTTGAGCTTGGCATTGCAGATGCACCACGCCGCAAAGGCACGCTATCACGCCTGATTGCACGCAAAATCAAAGGCACAGAGGGCTTGCTGATTATCGACGAAGCCGACCATTTGCCTTATGACGCGTTGGAAGAGCTACGCATTATGCAAGAAGAAGCTGGTATAGGCTTAGTGCTGGTAGGGAACGACAAGGTATATACCCGAATGAAAGGCGGTATTAGCCCAAGTCACGAATATGCAAGATTGTGGAGCCGTGTGGCAAAAAACACCAGCATTCAGAAAACCAAAAAAGCCGACACCCAAGCTGTCGCCCAAGCGTGGGGGTTAGAAACCGACGAAGAAGCCTTAAAAGTGATGCAAAGCATTACCGAAACAGGCGGTGGCTTACGCATTTTAACCCAAACTTTGCGATTGGCAGGAATGGTGGCAAAAGGTTCAGGCAAGCTGATTGATGCCGACTTAATCATCAAAGCACGCCAAGAATTATTAGGTAAAAACGAATAAGGAAGAACGGTATGAAGAAAGTATATAACGAAATGGCTGGCGAAATGATGCTACCTCGCAACGGATACATTCACAACCAACTGGCACGCCTTGAAATTGCTACTCTCGGCTGTGAAGCCTTGGGGCTAGAGGTGGAAAAAGTCGAATGGTTCGAAAACAGCCGTCCTCGTTTAGTCGTGCGAGACAACAGCACCACACGCCATTTAGTGAAAACAGGTAAAGCCTTGAACTACGGTTCAGAAGTGAAAAACGGCATTCGCATTTACCTCCATCAAATGATGGTGGAGGGCGTGAAAATTATCTGGAAATCAGATGTAACGAAACATTAACCACAACAGGAGAAACTATGGCAACGAAAGTAAAAAGCCAAGCGAAATTACGCTTTGTAAGCGTAGAACAGGTGCAAAGCGCGATTAAAGAGATTGGCGATTTAAGCCGTGAACACACAAGACTTGCGACCGAGATGAACGACAAGATTGGGGCAACCAGCGAACACTATGCCCCGAAATTGAAAGCCTTAAAAGAAGAGATTGAGCCATTGCAAAAGGCGGTGCAGGAATACTGTGAGGCAAACCGTGATGAGCTGACCGAATTTGGCAAAACCAAAACGGCGAAT